TTGAGCCACAAAGTTGTCTATTCTAAACTCGTCAACTATCTCTTCGCACCTAGCGGTAGTACCCTCCCTTTGGTGAGTTATTCTTAGAAAAACCCTATCGCCTGAGTTTATTGGAACGTCATCTGAGCTATTAAGGAATAATTCTATTTCTATGGGGGGCTGCTTATATGCTTTTGTTTTAACCGATTCTGGGTTTATGGAATAAACAGCAGTCCCTGCATTGTCTACGCTCATTGAGGCTCCAGGCTTTATGGACATATAAAGCCCTTGAAGTGAAGTAGAGTTGCCTGGTATTTGGTTCTCTCCAAATGCTTCAATATCTAAAACAGTAACCTTAGAAAGTTTATTTAAAGTTCCCGAAGAATCCGACTTAACGGTGAGCACATCACCCGTCTTCATTTTGTTTTGGTTATCACCCTCTAACTTGAAGTAGCAAGTTCCATCGGCACTATCTACATATACCACATCAGAGAATATAGAGTCATAGTCTCCTCCTGAGCTTTTCAAAAAGAACTTGTACTTACTAGCCCACAAAGGTGGCTTCTGTGTTATAGGAACCCTAGCTCTAACTATATTGATTTCATCACTACCACTCGCAGGGACATATGTAGTATTGTTTTCTGAAGTGAGTACTGTAGTGGCTCTATTGTGTTCGTCCAAATAAACAATGCCAAGGTCATAATCCCTGTTACTATGAAGAGACTTGCTACCATTTCCCCCTTGTGAAGAAAAGAAGTCAAGAGCGGTTACATCAAAGTATTCGTAGTAATCTGCACTATCGTGATTTAGCTTGAACATAGGAAAGCTAAAAGACACCTCTGTGCTTCCAGCAGTACTAGAAACCTCTATCTGCCTTGTTTCAACAAGACTACTAATGCTCGTTCCAATACTATCAATGCCATTTGCTATTACTGAAAGATTACTTCTGCTTCTTGAACTTTCATAGGCACACATATATTGGTCTGTGAATGTAGTTCCACCATTGCAGAATGAATTGTTATTTACGGTTTCTGTTGTTATTATGTTACGTATGTTGGTGTGACCTTGAGAGGTTATGTCAAAGCCTAAAGCATCTTTAAATTCACGACTAGAAAATATTTCATGAACCGAGCTATAGTCTCTAGGCAGTGTATACCTCATCTCAAACTCAAACTCATTTCCTTCGTCAAGAGTCTTTACATATGTAGACACAGAGTTGTCCCTGGTGAAAATGAAAACAAGGCTCAGCACATTGTTTTTTGATAGATTGATTCCATTAAAGTTTATAGTAGCCTTACCTTCAACTGACCTACTAACAGATGGCGTTTCAATGTCATACGATATTGTATTAAACGTGGTCGGCGCAGACTCTTTAAAAACAGCCGACGTTGTTGTTCTGCGCTCTGAAGTGTATGCTATCTTAACATCATTGCCATCCTCATCGGTCAAGTCCCTTCCATCATTATAGTTTCCATATACAAGCCTATTACCTGATATGGTCTGTGCCTTTGCCTTTAGTGGCACATTATCATATGCCCTAGCCAACTGATTCGATGGCAGCGCAGCATAGGCCTTACTGTTATCAAATACAATTGTTTTGTCAGTATTGTCGGTATAGCCAAGGTCTGCTTTGTCGTATGTTTGAATAACACTTATGGTATTAGTATCGCTTATCTTATAGCACAATTGAATCTTGTCAACGTTACTGGGTCCTGTATTGAAAGTTACCTCAGCAGCGTTAAATCTATTTTCCATTCCGCCATTGTCATAGGAAGAGCGATTAAACTCAAACTCCTTTGCGTTAAAAGCCAACTCACTAAATGAAGACAATGCGCTATACTCTCCGTCTCTGTATCTATATCTATATGCGAATGCAATCAGCTTGTCCTCAATGAAGTTCTCCTCAGCACCCGTCTTTACCATATTGATTGATGGTGGTAGTGCTGGTGGCTTCACAATGACACTGATGTCATCTTCAGTAATATTATCCGAAAACGGACTCCCTGAAGGGAACTGATAGTGCCTTGTTACATTGATTCTTCTAGGAGGGTTTAAGTCGTCAGTAAAGAACAACAAGTCCCCAATTTTATTTACTCCCGTAATTAAATATTGAGGATTGAAGTTTAATACGCTAACCGACATGACATGATATACAAGTTGGTCTGTATTCATATTGTAAGACACAATCATGTCTACCGCATCGGTAGTCTGCCCATCAGTATTTGTGCCTCCTGGGTCATAAACAAACCAATATATGGTTTCTTTAGTGTCGTCGGAATAAGCCCCAATACACTTAGCGCCAAATGACAATCTTTCCCCCGCAAACTCTAGTTCGGTTAGCCTCCTGCTTCCTTTTGCATTTTGCACAGCGCCTATATCGTCGTTATTACCAGGGCTATTTACCCTGATATTCATAGCGTCAATATACTCACCTTCGGGTAGGATGCGCTTATCGACGCCCTTATTCATGCGCCCTTTAAGGAAAGACCTAGTTTCTTTCATTATTTAATTATGTTTCCCTGTGCTCTTAAATTCATTAGTAGTCTGCCAGGATGAATATTGCTCATTCTAATCTTGGCGTTTCTAAGTAGTGTAGATTTGTCTCTTTGAGACCTTTTAACCACATACTCCTGAATGCCCACCCTAGAGTTAACTATCATATATTTTATGTAAGCGTAAATATATTCCTCGAACAACTTGTTCACACTCACGAGTGAATCATCTCCACCCTCCATGCCATCAGATATATATTCAAGAATGCAAGTTTCTCCACCCATTCCTGATGAGAAATTTATTACGCCACTCTTATTGTCAATCCTAAACGTAGGGTTTGAGTTCGCCGTCTCTGAATTTAGGCCATATCTCGCCCCAATTGGGAAGTCAAAGTAATATCTGTTGTTTATAAGATATCCCTCTTGACCGTGATACTTGCTACCCTCGTTTAAGTATATACTTTTATTTGTTTTGTTTATTCTTCCTACATCTAGTCCAGACTGCTCAGGCTGAATAATATTACCTAACTCATCAAACAATATGCTACAGTCGTTATCCTGAAGATATGCCTTTGCACTATTTATCTGAATATTCTCAGTGAGCGGATATAGGCATCCGTCTTTAAACATAGATATTCTAACCCAATTTACGTAGTCGTTAGGCAATACAAATCTTAAGTTTTCGCAAACATCTAGCTCCAAAGCTTTAATCTCCTTGAATGCATCATAGTTTAGTTCTTGAATGCCACGCTTGGCGTGAAATATAACTTGAGCCCTAGACACATTAGCAAGCATCTTTTCTTGGCCCGTATACATCACCATAAAGTTCTTTACGATGTCCGATAGGGATACATACTGATAAGACCCCCAGTTAGCGTTTTCAGGACTAGCTCCTGCATTTTCATAATATTGGTATCCTGTCAAATATGCCATTACTTATCTTGTGTGTCTTCAATTGATGCTTGCCCCACCGTATACTGATAAATTTGCTCGTCCCTGATTGAAACACCAGCCAACTGCAATATCTTATTTACAAGTAGCGGAAGCTCTGATTCAGGTAACTCAAAGTCTTGATATCCAGGCTCTGAAGGGTTAAATAAACCCTCAGCAAATCCTGTCCACGCAGGGTCAAGTGGTTCTCTAATATATTGTGAAATTACACTACCCTTATTGGTTATACTATTGGGATACATAATTACGTTGTTCCCCTGCATTAAGCACGATGGGAACATAGTTGTGGGCTTCGTTAGGTTAGACGAGTCAAGAGACCAAATCTTTGATGGGTCTTGAATCTCAATCTCGGCATATTTGCTTGGATTGAATATTTTATATGTCATAGATAATCCGCCCCCTAAATCTTTGAATATGTCTTCTGTAAGACCTAACACGGTATCAGTGACGGATGTTACAAAGGCCGTGTCAAATGTGTATGTGTTTACTACTAAGTCACCAACAGTTGCTGAGGTGGTAAATGTAGCGCCAGTATCAGTAAGCGTGGGAGCCGATGGTGTTGCACTAAAGGCTGTCTGTGTGCCAGAAGCATTTTGCGTGTTGTAGTATACCAACTTATTAAGAAGGTATAGGTCACTAGGTTTATCAAAAACGTGACTACCACTACTTGTGATATTGCCCAAAGACTTAATCTCTGAGAATATCTCTATAACCTGTCTCTTGCGCTCTGCTAGGTCTCCATACGCCTCATTTGTTGAAGCACTTACCGCAGTAGACTGATTGACCGCAACTCTTTTATTAAGTCTATTTACTTGGTCATTATAGTCATAGAAAAACTCCTTAAACACATCCATCTGAGCATGTCTTGCATAGTTATTGAAATCCTCTGGTGGTATGTATCCGTAGTTGTTTTTATTCGCTATAGCGAGTACAGTTTGACGAACCTCGTTAATCATAACGATAAAGATACAAAATAAAAAAGGGGTCGAAACCGACCCCTTTAGTTAGTTGAGTATTACTCTTTATTAAGAAGAATAATCTAGGTGAAGATAACCAGCTCCAGTCACTGGATAAGTCAATCCTCCTAGAGATACAATCGGCTCTGTCCAAGAATGCTCTAATGCTTTACCTATAGCGGCAATGACTTCGTTTGCAAAAACCTTTGTCTTAGGTGCATCAGATGCTGCGGTTGCCACCAACTGAAGTGCTGCTACTTCTCCTGCGCCCGCAGCTGCATTAGTTTGCAATGGAGCGTCGAATAAAATATCAACTTTGGTATCAGTACTATTAGGCCTTACGGCTATAACCTTATGGCAAGGAATTAAATAATCTTGACCGCCAACGGCTACTTTTAAAAATTTAACCATGATAAAAAAATTTTGGTTGTTAAAAAATACTCTGCAAATATACTAAGAAACTGCAACTGCTGCTGAACCTCTCTGTATAGCCACAAAATCTTCTGAGCCTGGAGGAATAACAAAGTCTGCCATTACCTTGGTGGCACTAGATTGCAAGTGTGTTTCTATCTGATTGATAAGAGCATCTAGGAAAAGCCCTGCCTTGGTTTCGTTTGGGTCATTACCTTCAAACACAATCGTTAACATAGCCCCGCCCGTATACTGAATCTCAATACCATTATATATCAGCCCTAAAATTGGAGAACCTGAAATGTCTACATCTCTAGCCCCTCCTATTTGAACTATAGATACAATATCATTACATCTAATAATGTTATCTCTTCGAGTGTCCTTGTCGTATACTTGGTACTGCTTGCTTGCTGGTATCGCGAATGTAGACGTTGTGTTTAGCGTTAGAGTTGTAGCTGAATCTCTAGTAACCACTTTGTCAAGCGAATACGCAGGGCCATTGCTGCCACCTGTTGAAATTAAGACAAAGTCCCCAGCTTCAACGGGAAGAGTTTCAAAATTAACAGCGGCTGAGCCTTTTAATTGATTATCAGCCCCAGGAGCGGCAGTTGTATCTGCGGCCTTGGCTACAGCTAATGAGTTTATACGTAAATATTTTTCCATGACGCAAATATAAGCAAAAAAAAGAGCCCCGAAGGGCTCTCTAAACAATGATATTTATTATCCTTCTATTTTCGTCAATTGTTTTTCGAGTGCATTCATAACCTCCTCGTCTTTGATAAGTAAGCCAAGTACAATATCCCTTGGGTCTTCGCCATAAGGAACGTTAGTTAGCTTTTTCTTATTGTTTGGGAGATTATAGTACACCTCTTTGTTTTTATTTCTAAGAGATAGTAAGCCATTATTAAATAGTCTAGCCACTAAATCTTGAATCTCAATAGTAGAATCTTCCATAGACTCTAAGAATGCTTGAGGGTGTCGCCTAGCAAACATCAACACGTCTCTTTTGATTTCAGCTGAAGACATTGAGTCTACTCTTAGACCGAGATGTACCCTAGCCACGGTTTCCATTGTAGAGATATCCATTTGCTTCGCAGCGATAAGAGCATCTACCTCGTAGTTTATAATGTCTAGTTCTTCCTGAGCATCTCTCTCTGTATTAACTTCTTCGAACACTTGCCCATTGCCTGGGTGAAGGTCAAGAAATTTCTGTAATACAGGATTTGTTTCAGAAACAGTTAAGAACCCATTTTCAAAAACAACAGGTTGTAATATGGCATTGCCATCCTGTTCGTCCTCAAATGGGCTTTTTTGATTTGAAGCGTATCGAAGCGCTCTGTTAGTTTTTCCGTCGAAATGTAGAAGTGGCTTTCTGTGAGTATTTCTAGAAGCCAAGATAAAGCTTAACGGTGCAGCCTTACTCTTTAAAACGTATATTTTATTTTTCATTTGATTTAATTTAAAAAAGGGGGGAGTTGCCTCCCCCCATAAGGTTAAGGAATATTATCCTTTGAAAATAAAGAAGTTGTTAGCTCCCATTACACATACCGCTCTTTCAGAGAGGAAGTGTACTTGCATAGCATCTAAGCTCGTTCCAACACGGCCATCAACCATACCAGCAGAACCAACAATAAACGTTTTGTATCGTCTATTCTCAGTTTCTGATGCACGGTATCTAACGTGTAAGAATGGTCTAGTAGCGTTTTTACCAAGAATTTGGTCGTAAACAGTTGTAGAACCCGCAGGAACTAAAAGTCCGTTCACGCCACCACCTGTAAGACCACCTCTCATTGTTGGGTCATTCAAGTATTTCCAGTCAGTCTTGTAGAAGTCATAACCTCTGCGGAATCCTGAGAATCCAAGGTTTAATGCCATCTCCTCGTCGTTGTCGAAAAGACCGTAAGAAGTACCTCCTGCACCGTAAGAGTTTTGAGCAGCAAGCATATCGTCAATGTCGAAAGAGAATTGTCTGTTTAAGAACAATACGTTCTCCTCGATAGACCCTTGCTTGTCAAGTCTCTGAATAACAGCGTCAAAGTCAGAAAGTGTAGTTGGGTTACCACCACTCCAAACATTTCCTCTGTTTTCTACAGCGTGGAATACACCCTCAGAACCAGCAGTTGTTTTACCAGCAGCAGCATATCCAAGAGCAGCTTCTGCTCCAGAACTGTCAGCAGCAGGTACAGCCTCAATCATTGCAGTCTCCAAGTAGTCTTCGAAGCGAAGTCTTGTTTCGTGCTCTGATTTTAGATACCATAAGTATCCTGTCCCTCCGTCTTCAGTGCTGATTTCAATCCATCCAATTTGAGCCATGTCAGAACCAGATACAGTAAATCTGTCTTTGATGATGATTGGCTTGTTTTCGAAAATCAAACCATCAGACTCTAAAGACTCAACCATTCCGTCTGTTCCTTTTTGGAACTCAGAACCATATACGAAAATTGAACAGTTAGTGCTCGCTGGAACAACTTGAGCTGCTTCGTAGTATCTAACACCGATAGTACCTAATGTATAGTCTACAGTAGTGATGACCGCTTTGTTTGATAATGAAGAACCAGGCGTATTGTCTGAAATCATGATTGTCTGCCCTTCTCTAAGTGCTATCTGACCATCAACGAATCCTAAGCCCGTCAAGCTATCACCAATAGTCCATGTAACTACAGTAGCAATAGTTGCTGGTGCTTGAGCAGTAGTACACTCAGTGTACTTTACGTGTAGACGACCCTGTTCAGCCCACTTGATTAAGTCAGAGTTAGTTGGCATCTCTGCACCTACCATTCTTAAAAAAGAAGAGATAGTACGGTTGCCATAACGCTCGAACTCAGCCTCGTAAACGTCTGGTAAATACTGATTCAAAAAGTTGAAGTCAGTTAAATAATTTGATGAGGTTGCGACCCTCTCTGCACTAGGTTGTAAATTAAAACCTGGAGTGCTCGCTAATGAACCTGCCATTTTTTATGTTTTATGATTTTTTAATACTTTTTATCCTAAGTCCGTTGCCTCGATTTTGGGCGACGCTACGAACGTTGAATCCCCCTTTACTAGAAAACTGTGGAGCTTGCTTAACATCCATGTTGATGTTTTTAGCACGCCTTGCATCATTTTCTATGGCCTCAGAACGCCCCTGTTCATAAAAGAACTTGGCGAACTTTTCGGGATTCATGGCCGCAGCTAAAGCTTTATGGTATCCGCGGGCGTCCTTAATCATGCCATCATCATCTAAGTACCTCGATACGAAGTTGTTTAGACTAGACTGGTCATTCATAATTTGACTCGCTTCGCCAGGTGAGTAAGTATAAGAAGCTTCTCCGATATTAATTTCAAAACCTTTGAAATCATCATTGAAAATATCTTTTGTTTTCTCATTGAAAAACTCTGTTTGGCGCTTTGACCGCTCCTCATAAGTTTTCGCCTGATTAACATACTCTCTATAAGCCTCCATCTCTTCGCTAGAAATTGCATCTGCCCTTGACTCAAGTGGCGCATTATATTTCTCTCTCTGAGATTCGAAATGCTTTTTAGCTTTAGCTAATTCTCTTTTCTTATCTACTTGCTTTCTTTTAGACTCTTTACTGTTATTATCCTCAGTGTCGAACCTATCAGAAATAAGTATGTCTATGTCTGTATCGTCTAGGTCGGGCTCTACTTCCTTGTAATAAGAAAATAAAACTTGGTCTTCCGTTAAGTCATCCGTACTGCTATTAAGCCTCAAAAAGTCCTCCATGGTCCTGCCAGTTTGTTTTTTGTACTCATAGTACGCCTTAACATCCTCTGGCAATTCCTCAGATTGACTTCTCTCGGCGGTTAGCTCATCGAACGATTCGATTTTCTTACCATACCTTTCCGATATATATGAAAGAACGTCTTCGTCACTAAGTGACTTGTCTTCTTGTTTGGGCCCTCCTTGTTGTGTATTAGATTCTTGTGATTCAGCTTGAGACTGCTCGGTCTCGTGCTTAGCCAATAATTCCTGTTCCACTTCTTGCTTAGACTTCTGTTCTCCAGAGTCTAAAGCCCTTACTTTGATTTCCATAGATTAAATTTCGTGTAAAGTTACTACTTTTTTATTTTGGGGCGAATGGGTCTCCTACACCCTCTGCAACTTTGTTAAGGTCTTCAGACTCCTCCATAAAATCAATAGGAGCCCCACCCTTCTTTCTTTGGTCAATTAACCTTGATTGCTGAGTGTTTTGTCTGTCGATTCTTTCATCCTTAGCCTCTTCCTTTTCTTTGTTTCTTTGGTCAAGACTTTGCTCTTTAACCATGGCTATCTGATAATCGTGTTGAAATTGTTGCTGCATTAACTGACTCTTTATTTGAGCCTCGTTCTTTAACTTCTCAATTTGAAAAGCCACATCTGCCTGAAGCTCTCTAAGAGTAACTTGATGCTCCATAGATAATTTTTGCTGAGCGCTTTGTGCTGCCTGCTGTTGAGACTGCATCTGCATCTGCATTTGCATTTGCTGTTGAGCCATTTGCTGCTGTTGCTCAGCCTCTTTATTTTTCGTTCTTTTTATCTTGAGAAGTTGATTCGCAACCTTAGTGTTGTTTATCTCTCTTATGTCAATAGCATCCTCAAGGTTAATGTCATTCTTACTTAACGCCATCTGAATGTTTTGCTCAAGCATTGCTTTTTGCTCCTCATCTGGTGCGACTTGTATGAATACACCAAAGTCACGCATATACAGGTCTTTGATGTCCTCCAACATAGAGACATTATACTTCCCTATCTGCATTGCAAACTCTTCTGCAAACTCATAGTACTCAAGTATGTCTGCTATTCTGCAAGATATCGCCTGAGACAATCTCTTTATAATAAACATACTAGACTCCATAATATGTCTAGTGGCAGTGTTTGAATTAGCAGCGGCTAGTTTCTGAACTCCGACTAATGCGTCGGGGTCAGGGCTTGAGCCATCTCTAGCTTCATTCAGACCTGTCACACTTCGAATCATATCTAGGTAGTAATTGTAATTACCTAGCAATGCTTGTAATTTGCTTTGACTGGAATGACCTGTAATGGGTTGAATAGGTACTCTAGCGTTGTTAAACTCCCCATCTTGAGTGTACGACCTGCCAATAACAGAACCTGTTTGAAAGTATAGCCTTAGTGCATCTTCAGGATTATATGCCGCGCCTGTTCCTAGGTCTACTTCGCTAAGGCCATCCGCATCAATAAATACTCCGTCAGGAGTCATTCGATTCATAACCTGCTGAATCTTTAGGTGTGTAATCTGAATGAGGTCAGCGTATGGAATCATACGTCTAACTAGTGATTCTACATTACCCTTGTACATTCTTGGGGCAACGGCAACATAGTTAGATAAAGCGTGCTGAGATGCGGATGCTGGCCTAACCATGTTTTCCATCATATCCCATCTAAGAACAATATCAGTACCCATAACCATTACGCCATCATACCAAACATCAATAGTCTTTTCGATTACTTCAAACCTTCCCTCCTCTAGCATCTCTGGCGGAGGATTAAACGCAGAGTCCTTTTCTACCATCTTTACAGCACCACCTTCAGATATTTTTTTCTTGTACTTAAATGTGTTGGTTGTCTTGTAGTTGAAGTACAACAAAGTAGCGGTATCTCTGTAAAATGAATCACTCTGATGATACTGCTGAACGTTATAATAATTATTCCAATTTTGACTGTACTTGGATATTTTCTCTAAGTCTTCTTGTTTCAAAGAAGTGTCAATTTTGACAAGCTCAGTGATTGGAACTGTCTTTATCTCTCCCCAATAGAAACAATCGTTAAAATTAGGGTCTTCCGTGTAACTATGAATTACGTTCGCAGGGTCTACATACTTAACGTCAACTCCAGACCCAGGGTTAAACTCATGTTTTGCAACCGCCATCCCTAACACCGCCAAGTCGTAATCTATACGCTTCCTAGTGTCATCATAGTCGTTGTCTTCAAGAATGGTATTAATCGCCGTCTCTTCAGCAATCTCTATCGCAGGCTTGTAATTCAACTGAAGGTGAATGTTTAGCTCATCATCGTTTGCGGGTATCTGCTCAGGTTCTAAGTTAAATGTGTCAACACCAAACTCATCTTTTATCTTTTGAAGAACAGGCTGAGCAATCATATCCGCCTTAACCATCTCTTGGTATGCGTTCTTTTCATCGGCAGACATTGCGTCCTGCGCTTCTGCCTTAACGGTAAATGGTCTACTAGACATACCATTAACCACAATGTCAACAAACTTTGGAAGTATAGGTACAGGTGTCCAGTCTAAGTTTAGATAGCTAAGGTCTCCATCTACGGCAAGTTCTTTTTTGTACTTAGCCACCGACTGCTCACCACGAGCATATAGTCTTAGTTTGTGGAAGTTTCGATACCTATCGTAATACCTACCATTGTTGCCGTCCCTTCGAAACCATTCATATTGAATTGCTTGACCTATTTTTAATCCATACTCCAAACTAGCCTTTTCCTCGTCTGAGGCAAACTGACTAGGGAAGTACATTGACGGAATGTTTACTTTGACATCTTTCATTTAGTTCAGCAATTCGCTTGTGTTCCCTTTGTTATTATACCTTGCAAAGTTAATCTTTATTTTTGATTGCTTAACCTCTGGTCTATATAGGTGTCTTTGATTAGCCATTATAGCCAATCCAGAACTAATCGACGCATCGTATTTTGTACGATTATTTATATCAAACTTAGCCCAGTCTTCCAACGTAACTATAAAAGGCATAGAACCCATATCGCCAGCCTCCCTATGCTCACCTGTAGTATCTAGGCCTACGTGCTTTTCAATATAAGACTCTATAGCTGCTGCGTGAGACTGCTTTATGTCCTCAGATGAGTTAGGTATGCCGCCTAGCTCTTTCTCGGTCTTAGAGAGCTTGTTAAGGGCCTTGTCGGGTCTATTCATAGAGTACCCCCTGTATCCTCTATTCTTAAAGTGATATAATAGTCTTGGCTTGTTATTCTCCGCAAGTATTGGCATTCCATAGAATATACATGCCATAAGCACATCCTCGAAGAATATCTCGGCGGTCTGTGGCCTTGCTATATACTCCAAGAAGAACTCGTTGGATGGCCCTTCGTCCATGTGAAACTTAGTGAGCCCATGCAGTGAGCCATTTGAAGAACCTCCACCAACAGTACCTGATATGTCATAGGGGTCACATCCAAAAGAGCCCATATGCTCATTACCTGGTCTTTTCCTCCCGCCCTTCTCCACAATCTTGTTTTGAAGATGTTTAGGTGGAATCCAGGACGCCAAAAATCTACCCCTACTATCAGGACTCCAAACAACCTTGCTATCAGGCCCATCCTTCCAATAAAACTTACCCCTCGTAACATAGTGGTCTCTTATAACCGAGTCGTTGTAGTCTATCTGCTGATATATCTTGGTTAGGTTGAATATGGATGACTTACTCTCATCCCTAAAGGCGTGAGACTCTGTTCTAGGGAACTGACGATAGAACTCGTTCAGGGCATCTGCGTCGTTCTTAAGGGACTTTACCTCGTTATCCCAATATGTGATAGCACCCGTAGATATCATCTCTCCGTCAACACCCTCTAAGGATGTGGTGGGGTTTTCAAACACAGGCCACCCAAACTTATTGATATACCCCTCGAAGTTCCATTCCATTGGAACGAACAAAGAGTACAAGCCACTCTTAGTTTGACCGTTAGGGTTTCTAGTGGAAGGGTCAGAGTCCGTGTATAGTTTCTTAAAGTTATTACCCCCTTTATTTAGTGCGTTGCAAGTAGAGCCCATCATGCACTTACCAACGACACGACTACCTAGCCTCAGGCAGGTCTTGGTCACACGCCAGTTGTTTAAAATATTCTCAGGCTTTTCCCACTTACCACTCTCGTCGTGTACTAGTAGTTTCAGTTTCTCACCATCGTAGCTGTTGTCTGCTGTGTTCTTCCAGTCAATGGTGGTGTCGAGGCCATCCATATCATCGTCCATGACCTCGTGCATGTTCTTCTTAGTAATCTTAGATGCAGGAACACGAAAAGCTAACTCTGTCTTTGGCTTGTCCATACCATCCTGAATAGGCTTGAAGAAGAAAGGATAGTTATTGGCTATTGGTACAATCTTATCTACGAATAGTTTCTTAGCATCACCCCCTGTCTTTGACAGCACTCCAAGCCTAGAGTCTTTAGCCAGCGTTCCAAGATTAACAGACTCTGACGCCCCCATAAACGAGAACCCTGACCGCCTAATCTTTAGGTAGCACATACCAAAGCACCTCTTATCCGCCTTGCACGCCTCCCAAAATATATAGAATATCCTATTAGCCTCCCTGAAGTCAGGATAGCCAACGTCAATCTTAGTCCACTGCAAGTACATGTAGTGCGAGCCTGTAAGATAGGTTGGCTTGCCGTGGTTCATATACCAGAAGCCACCCTCCCTATTGTCGAACTCCTGCTCTATGTAGTCAACCCACATCGATTTAAAATCGGATAACATCTCGTTCCATTGGAATATTGACCTTATTCTCTTTAACTGTTTGGGGTATTCCTTACGCTCCCAATATTGCTCGTCCTTTTTGTTGCTTCTTGAGTGCACCTCTTTGGGTGCTTTTGGTAAGCCTATAATTAGGCCATTAATGTTATACACCTCCCCTAGCGTACCATCACGAGAAATAATTATGATATCATACTTTTCGTCGTAGCCATACACCCAGCTTCTCCCCTTGTTCTTTTGCCTTATTACTTGCTTGGGAATACCTGAGTCTACAACTCGATATAAGCTATTTTGACCTTCGTTCAGCAAATCCTCTATTTGAACTTTTAATCTCGTTAAGTGCCTCCTTCTCCGCCTCGATTCTTGATAGTATCTCAAACGCATCGAATATGGCTAGCTTCTTTGACGCAGCAGCATTCTTTAGTCTGTCGGCTGCTAGCTCATCATCAGGGTCTGGCTTAATGATATTCTCCTCAGCCACCTTGATAAGTTGCTGCACAGCCTTGTAGCCCGCATCAATAATCTTTTTCTTTATCTCTGAAGTGTTTATTGTACTTGTCTTGCCAACTCCAGTCTCCTGTTTTTTCGTATTGCTCATAAATCCATACTGCGTCAGGGCATCTCTGCCATCTATACTTTCCTTTTATTCTTTTTAGTTTGCATCCGCACTGAAGCCACCTTTCTATCTTTTCCAATGAATCGTAATGTTTTCAGTGAACATCCTATAAAGCTTCTCTTCGTTTATCCTAAACTCATATTCGCTATCAGGACTGAATGATATTCTGTCACCAACCCTCAAGCCCATTTCTAATAGCTCATTATTAATATAGCGAATCTTACCCACAAGAGGTTGTTCCGAGAAAGAACTAATCAACCAATTGTTCTCAGGAGCAACAGGCTCTATAAAACAATACTTGCCTGGAGCCTTCCATCCATCTCCATTATCGTATAGGTAGAATTGGTCGTGGTCAACTAGGAATAAGTCATCCTTGAAGAAACTCTTGCCGCTTCGATGCCTACCCTTCATGTCGTGATAGGTTCTAAACACATTGTGATGAACTAAGATTGTATCTCCAACCTTAACGTCTCCCTCATAATTAACTGGAACTGAGACAACGATTGCCTCTCTATTTGTAACCGTATGGTCTTCAGGAGATATACTTATAATAAAATCAACGTCACCTATGCTTTTAGTGTTGTTGTATCTCCGTCCGCCTTTAGGTTTTACTAAAAACGAATGAATTGATTGCATTTAAAAATTTATATTATATTCTATTGACACAGGCATTGCAGGCCCAAAGGACTTCCACAATAACACTTCATTGTTTTTCTCAACCCAAACCTTGTGCTGATTATCATCAGCCTGTATCAAATGTATTTTATATCCACCGCCGAGCACCTCTTGCCCCACGATGTAGTGCATCGCACTACTCTTGTAGTCCGCTCCTATTGAAATTTTTCTTATTTGCATTAGAAAGTGCTTATGGCTACTCTCTTCCAAGTGTCTGTAGCGACACAAACATAAAAGTGAGTAGAATCAAATGCTATTTGTCCAGCTGTTCCTGTATCCGAAGCACTTGATGGTACGGAAGAACTGATAATTAAATTAGAGCCAACGTAACTAGTTATATTAGCTATCGTAAATGTTTTGGTAGCGTTTGAAGACCCTGCATCAGTTCCTATTACATAGTCAGCGGCATCTGGCGTTACCGATGCGTACTTCGAAGTATCAGATATCTTTCCCATTTTTTACTTTTTCGTATGTTCTCATTCCGCTTAGACCAAGCATTGTTACAAGGACGGTTATTAAGTGGTCCATCTGCACAGGCTCTCCTAAGCGTTCCGTGAAGATAACAATAATATCTCTAGCGATAAAGTTGTATAAAAGTGCCAACCCGCAAACCCAACCTATAGTTGGTCTCCAGCCAGCACGAAACATCTCCCAACCTTTACTCTCCAGAATTGAGCTCGTAAAGTCTTTCATCTAGTTTGTCGATTTTATTATTCATTAAGTCAAGCTGTTTTTGGATTCCGTCGAGAGAAACTTTAATCTCATCAGCAGATATCTCCTGCGGAGGCATCTTCTTGGCCTCATCTATTCCAGCTTTCAATTCAAAGTATGCCACGAATACTGAGAATATAATTCCCATTATCCATACAAAGGTTGACATTGGCATGCCGACAACGGTCTCTTTCGTTATCAGTTTCATGCCCTTAAAATTAATACTTTTTTACCATTGTAAAAACTTAGGCGAATAGTGAATACCCACACCTATGTAATGCCTTGTTTGGCCCGTTGTTGTGATGCCTATACCCGTCTGAAAACCAACACCAAAAGATTTGCGTACCTTTACAAGTTGCTTCGGGTCTACTAGTATAGCACTTGCATTATTGAACGTAACTCCTGG